AAGACGTTAAAAAAGCTCTCGATGATATCGATAGCGTTAATCCGTTTGCAACCTATCTATCTGATAGTACATTAAGTCGTGTTGGCGGCTGGATCGATACCGGTTCTTATGTTCTCAATGCAATTGTTTCAGGCTCGATTCATGGTGGTATACCAAAAGGTCGAGTTACTATGTTAGCCGGTGAATCAATGACTGGTAAATCGCTGTTCGTTATGAAAATACTAGCAGCTGCTCAGAAAGAAGGACTTATTCCTGTTATATTCGATACTGAAAATGCTATCGATCCTGAAGGCGCTGAAAGACTCGGTCTTGATGTTAGTAATGTTAAGTATGTACCTTGTATTAGTATCGAACAAACACGTAATGCATTGTATAAGTTCCTTACTTCAGTCAAAGAGAAAGGACTTGAAGGTAAGTTCATTGTAGCTATCGATTCACTCGGTAATTTACAATCAGAATTATCTCTAGCCCGTATGGGCAAGGATAGTACTTCAACAGACATGGGTACAAACGCTCGTGCTATGAAGTCGTTAATGCAGACTTGTACTAATTTAGGTGCAGTTACTCAGACTACTATTCTTTGTACTAATCACGTGTATGATAACCCAGCTGCGTTGTTTCCATCCATCGAAAAGAACATGCCAGGTGGTAAGTCGTGCGTATATCTCCCGTCAGTTACAATTCAACTAGCGCGTAAGCCAGTTAAGTCGGACGGTGGTAAGACTATGGATGGTGAAACTGCAGTAGCTCAGAAAAACTATGCAGGTATTATCATTAGAGCTCTTACTCGTAAGAATCGATTTATTAAACAGTACTTGGAAGGTGAAATGTATCTATCATTTGCATCTGGACTGGATAGATACTTCGGTATGATCGATCTTGCTGTCGGTGTTGGTGCTGTTATTAGTACAGGTGCAACGTATCAGCTGCCAGACGGTAAGAAGTTAGGGTATTATAAGAATTGGCGTAAGGATAAGGAACTCTGGGAAAATACTATTCTACCAGTGGTAGAAGAACGTATTGGTAAAGTGTGGTCTTACTCGAATGAAGAGGAAGAAGAGCTACCAGATGAAGTTGAAGATGAGAAACCCAAACCAAAGCCATTATCAGATCTTATTTCTGATGACGACGAATAGTATAAATGAGTAAGAGATTAGTATTATCAATAAGCGGTGGTATGGATAGTGTTGTGCTATTGCATATGGCTGCTGATAGGGGGTTTAAGGCAATTAACCTTATATCCTATAACTATGGTCAACGTCATGTACGTGAACTTGACTGTATACAGCATCAGATTGATGCAATGAAGAGTAAGTTTCCTGATATTGAAGTAGATCACTATACAGCTGATGTACGATTTATTCAACATCTAGCACCCACATCATCACTCACTAATACCGATATCGATAACCCGGATATTAGTAAAATGGCTGGTGATGCTCAGCCGGTTAGTTATGTACCGTTTCGTAATCAATTGTTCAATACAATAGGATGTGCATATGCAGAGTCTAAAGGCGCAGATACCGTATGGTATGGAGCAGCAGAGGTCGATTCATTAGCAGGTTATTGGGATGGTAGTGTTGAGTTTGTCGACTCTATGAACGCTCTAATTGCTCTTAATAGAGAAAATCGTATTCAAATTGAAGCACCGTTATTAACTATGAGTAAAGAGGCTATCGTTAAGGAAGGTGTAAGGTTAGGAGTGGACTTCGGTAAGACATGGACTTGTTACTCTAATCGTAAGGATGGTCTAGCTGATGCTACTACTCCTTCATCTAGTATGAGAGTAAAGGGCTTTGTTGATGCTGGGTATCAAGATCCAATCCAGTATGTTCAGCAGGATAAACTGAATGAGTTATATATGGCTAAAGGCTGTAAGAAAATTTAAACTATAACGGCAATAAAAAGAGGCATCGTACGATGCCTCTTTTTTTATGTATATTATCTATATATATATATATTAAAGACCGTAGCGACGTAACTCTTCTAACTGCCAGTGTGTCTTTGGCTTATAACGCTCTTTAAAGCTTTGTGACTGGCTAGAAGATTTTTTATTTTGCGAACCCTTGTTTCGCGCATCTTTACTAGCTTGCTCAGTTAAGTACATACTAGTTGAGTTTGTTGTTACATTAAGATGGCGTTGATTTTCGAAGTTCTCAGTGACTGTCATCTCATTACCTTCTTCTCCCTCTACGTTATCTGATGTTTCACTATTAGCTTTAGCATTAAAGAAATCTTTCAGATCATTTGCAATTTCTGCTTCTACTTGATCACCTGCCTCACCATACTCATTATACATTGCATTACAACCGTTGGCCATATCAGCGTTTGAAAGCTTATTAACCGGGCGACCGGTAAGGTCTGCAGCGCGCTGTGTACAAGCATCAAGTACTTCTTGCTTAACACTATCTTCATTATTTTCCCTTGGGTACTCACCAGGTATAGTAGGACCAGCCTTATCTTTCTCATGCTGTCTTGCATCTTCATCAGCACGCAACGCTGCACCTGCAGAGCGATGATCGAGCTCTGGAGTCACCTCTCCTGGTAAATCTGGCTTTTCATTAAAGCTCTCAGCATCTTCAATAGTAGTGTTAAGCAGCACTTCAATTAAGTCTTCTTTTGCACCTGGGAAGTGCTTAAGAATAAGACCTGTCATTAGATCTTGTACTTTCGCTTCAGTTCCAAAAGATCCGATAGGAGCCTGAACGTTAAATCCGGACCTTGTAGCTTCAGCAGTATACCCTGCGCCGTTTAAAATACTAACAAGCTTTTTTGTTATTGCATCTTTATTTTCTAACCCGTAAAGACTAACATCTACATCATCAAAATCTAAAACTGTATCTTCTACATCAGCAGCTGTAAGTCCTTTTGCAAGATTTATAATCTCACTAGTTACTTCATCTTCTAGATCTTTTGCATCTTCGTCCTGAGGCTCATCTTCTTTTATCTCTACATAGGTTTTACCTTGCAGATTAGTAAGCCCGAAGTTAAGCATATCCTTAGCATTTAATTTTATATGCTTTATAATATCATCACTCTCTTGCTGGAATCCAAATAACTTATCATGAGCTTCAGGATTAATCTCTTTTAATGTGTTTGAGATATAGTTAGATGATGTAGCTTTTTTCGCTAAAGCTTGGAACTGCTCATCGTTAAGGTAATCCTTATCATATAGAGCTCTTAATACTATTAAGTTTTTAACTCTAGAAATAGCGCCTACAGGCTTTCCAGTTCTTTCATTTCTATATGCTTTAAGCATGAGATTTAACCCATCTTCACCGCCGGCGGCACCTTTAACAGTACGCTTAAAGCTATCTGCCATCTCATCTAAAGTTTCCATTCTTTCTAAAAGAATATTAAATCGATCTAAAGAGCTCATATAGTAATATTTAATTAATTGTAGGTGAATTATAATAAAACTTGCAAAATAAAAGGAACATTCATATACTAAATAAGTAATATGAAACTATCTTATAAGGATTTCAACAAAATGAACGATAAAGAGCTTCGAGCTCTTCCTGGGGTAGGTAAAAGAACCGCTAGAAACATCGTAGCAATGCGACCATATCGTAATAGTAACGATTTATTCAAGGTTGGTGGGTTAGGTACCAATACTCTTATGAAGTTTGGTATTGAAAAGACTAAAAAGAAGCGTAAAAAATGGATAACCATCGAAGGTATCGACTATCCTCACTATTGCTTTGCTTTTGATGAAAGAAATATTAAGATTATGGATTTTTTCTGGCGAATTCCACGTGAATATAGATTATACTACGGTAAAATGGAAGAAAGTATGGTTCTTACAAAGAAGTTACGAGCAAAATTAGATATACAATTGGAAAAACTATAATATTTGATTAAATTATTTTATGTGTGCGATTTTTGGGTCATTTTCCTCTTCAATGAATGAGATATTATACGACGCTAATAAAAAGAGAGGTAATTTTGCGAGTAGTTTAGTGCAAGTTACTTCTGACGATCAATACATATATAAGAGTGCCGGAGGTATTGATTTTGATAAAGTAAAATATTCTGATCATACAGAATATTTTATGGGACATGTACAAGCTCCTACATCAGTACAAAGAGAGTTCCGTTATGAAACGTCGCACCCGTTTGAAGCTATGTCGTGGCTACTCTTTCATAACGGTGTTTTAGTAAATGAAGAGCAGATCCGCGATAATTACTTACGCTATGTTTTAAACCCTGTTGATAGCTCGTTAATAGTAAATTTAATTCAATACTTTATGGAGAGTGATGTATCAAAAAAGCCTAACCCTATAAAATATATTAAGCAAGCTTTAGAAGTTATAGATGGTACCTTTGCTCTTTCTATAGTTGATTGTGATACATGTGAAATTTACTTGGCTAGGGTAGGTTCAATTCTTTATTATAACAATACAGGATCCTTTTCTACTTTATCTGGTGAGGGATTTAAAGAAGTACCTGAAGGTACAATAATGAGACTTAATAAATCTACTAAACGATTTAATAAAGTAGGCTCGTTTAAATATAGCTCCCCCTTTATGTTTATATGAATAATAGTTTTATAATATCAGCTACTAAAGGCTCGAGAAAAGATACCTTATTATTTAAGAGTAATACGGAAGAAGATATTTTCTTTAAAGAATATAATAAAGATTCACTTCAAAAAGTATACAACAAGGCTATCGATTTTGCTATAAAGGAAAATTTAGAATATATTGTATTAGTTCATGATGATGTCGTTTTAGAGAATTTTAGTACGCAAAAATTAAAAGAGAATTTTGAAGAATTTGATTTATTTGGAGTGGCTGGTACATCTGAAGTAAAGCTTCAATCACCAGCGTTATGGCATTTAATGGGAGGTGGGATTAACAGTGATAATTTACACGGTGCAGTAGCACATCTACATGGTAATAAAAAATCAATGACATCATTTGGACCATATCCGAGTAGAGTAATAATGTTAGATGGTGTATTTATGGCCATATCTCGTAAAGTGTTTAAGAAAATAAGATTTGATGAAGATTGCCCATCTAAGTTTCACTTTTACGATTTAGATTATAGTTTAACTGCTCATAAAGCAGGGTTTAAAGTAGGAGTTTCAGATGTGTATATAACTCATGCATCTCCTGGTTTAAGAGAGTTTACAGAAGAATTTAATAAAGGATCAGATTGGTTCTTGAAAAAGCATAAAAGTTAATTATACTTAGATCGTGAGTAAGTTAGATTTAGATTATTTTGAGAATATCTTAATCTATAAGTCCCTAACAGATAGTGGTTATTTGGCTACTATTGCAGACGTTGTTAAGCCTGAATATTTCAAAAATAAGGCTATCGCTGACGTTTTTTCAATTATTAAGGACTTTAGTGATAAGAGAAACAAGCTTCCTACTACAACTGAGCTTAAGTCTTATCTGGTGAGCGACGAGCAGAAAGACTCGTTCAAAATACTTGTAAAGTCTTTTTCAGAGATCGATAAGGGTCTTGATAACGATGAGCTTTATGATAATACAGAGCAGTTCTTGAAAGAGAAGGCTGTATATCATACTATGCTTTCAGTTGCAGAGGACGTAGCAAGCGGTAAGGTTGATACGTCAGTAGTTTTAGATAAGTTTGAAAAGTCGTGTAATATAAGTCTAGTTACTGATCTTGGTTTAGATATTCATAACGATATCGATATACTTATAGATGATATAAATTCTGTACAAGCTCATATTCCTAGTCAGTGGGAATGGCTAGATAATAACCTTGATGGAGGATTTTTAGAATCTGGTAAATCTCTTTATGTATTTGCCGGTGAGACAAATATAGGTAAGTCTATCTTTCTTGGTAATATTGCTAAGAATATAGCGTCACAAGATAAGAATGTTCTATTAATTACTTTAGAGATGTCGGAGTTATTATACGCAAGGCGGTTATGTACTAATATCTCTAAAATACCTATGAAAGAGATGGGTATGAATTCTGCTAGTCTTAAGCATGCTGTTAATCAAGAGCCCGGTAGAATCTTTATTAAAGAGTTTCCACCTTCAACAGTTACACCTAATCAGATTAAAGCGTTTATAAAAAAGTTTCATGATCAAGGTATCAAGTTAGATGCTATTGTCATAGACTATCTTAACCTTATACATTCGACTATTGGTAATAATTCTTATGAGCGTATTAAAAACGTTACTGAGCAAGTGCGCGCTATGTCTTACTTATTTGAATGTCCGATTATCTCTGCAACTCAGTTAAATAGATCTGGTTTCGATCAAGATAATCCCGACTTAGCTACTATCTCGGAATCTATAGGACTTGCTGCTACAGCAGACGTTATTATGTCGATTTATCAGAATGAAGAAGATAGGGAGTTAGGTATTATTAGACTTGGTATGATGAAAAATCGTTACGGTCCTCGTGGCAATACTCAAGCTATGCGAATAGATTACTCTACCCTTAGTATTGAAGAAGCAGATGATATAGAGTTTGATGAAGAAGATGACACGCTTCAGTCGTTAGTTGCATTCTCGCAATAACGGTTAAATATTATGAGTGAACATCCTCATATACACAGATAATGATTTGGATGGAGCGGGGTCTGCTTTAGTATTAAAATGGTATTTTGAGACTATAGCAAATGTAGTAATCGAAGAAACAGGAGAATCTACTTTAATATCAAAGCTCAAATCTAAGAACGGTGCATTAGATACTTTCGATAAAGTGTTTATTTGTGATCTTGCTCTTACAGAAGATATTATACCTGAAGTTGATAAAAAGAATTTCGTAATATTTGATCATCACGTCGATCATAGTAAATTAAGAAATAATTATAAGCATGCAAAAACTATAATTAAGCCATATTCATCATGTTCAAAATTAATTTATGATACGTTCCTATCTAAATTATCTCTTACACAGCAACAAATAGATCTTATAAATTTTATTGATGAGTATGATTCTTATAAAATTAAAAATGCTGAAGCACTTAAACTTAATGCTATATTTTACCTTTACAATAATCCTAAAGTTAATAAATTTATAGAATCGTTTAATCATGGTATAAGAGATTTTAATATATTAGAAAAAAATTCTATAAATCTATTCTTTAAGAAATTTAAAGAGCAATTAAACAACGCTGAAATTTATAAAGGAAAAATAAAAGATTATAGCGTTGTTGCGACGTTTGCTAATTATGCTGTTAATGAAGTAGCACACTCAATAATAGCAAAACATAACGTTGATATAGGTATAGTTGTAAATAAGGAAACTAAAACAGTATCCTTTAGACGGAGCAAAACTTCAGAGGTAGATGTTAGTATACTTGCGCGTAAATTTTGTAATGGTGGTGGTTCGGTAGGGGCTGCAGGTGGAGCATTAACAGAACAATTTGGAAACTTAACAAAACTTTTAACCCGTGTCTGAAATAAATTCATCCTACTCTCTTACAGATAAAGAAACTGAGCATTTACTTTTATGTTTTTGTACTTTTTGTTCTCTACTGAAAGGAAAAAAACTTTCTTATCAAAACATATTTTTACTCTTGCTAAAAGAAGAAAAGTTACGAAAATTATTTAAGGACTTATTAACACTTGATACTAACTATGAAATGGTAAAGCTATTTATTGAGTTTGACCCTCTTATAGTTAAGTCAAAATACGTTACTAAGTTTTTAAATAAGAATAAAGACTTAAATCTATGATATCTGAAAAGGAAAAAATAATATATAATAGCTTTCTGTATACACAACGCACATCACAAAACAAGCCTTTTAGACCTCGTCAAAATTTTGATAAGGTATCAGGTACAGAAGAAGCAAGTCTCAAAAAATTATTCCTATTGTTATCAAAATACAATCATATCAACTATAACGATTATTTTATCGCGCCTTATAAAATATACGGTAAAGATAATTACTTTGATTTAGCTTTTTATAATACTACACGTGCGCTTAAGTGTTATACTATGTATATGAAAGATAAAGAGCTTTCAGATCCAGATAATGCAGAAACCATTAAGACTGCTAAGGAGTGTATTAAGTTTATTCACAAATACTGCACTCAAAATAATCTTACTTTAAGTCAGTATAAAAATACTATAGAAGGTACTATACCAGTCCCCCTACAACACTTGAGAGAACATAAGATAAATTTTTATACACTACATTCTTTAAATATTGAAACAAAACTTAAGCAGTTAGATAATCAATTACTCGATTTTATTGTTAAAGACTATTATCAGATTTGTAATACAACAAGAACTAAGTTAGCGGCTTCAAGAATACTTAAAGAAAAGATTAAAAATGGCTTAAAAATAATAGAAGATGACTTGATTAATAGAATTGAGTCTTTATAATAATGTCATATATGAGTGCATTTAATTCAACAATGTTTCAATCGATAAAAGACGCTCTTGTGAGCGATAGTAAGCAAAATAACAATAATTATAATGAGATAATGGCATGTCGGCCTGGTAATACGTATACAGTTAGACTCCTGCCGTATACCCCTAACCCTGCTAAGACATTTTTTCATTACTATAACCACGGGTGGGTTTCTTATGCAACTGGTCAATATGTCCAGAATTTGAGCCCGCAAACGTTTGGTGAGCGAGATCCGATCGCGGAAGAAAGATATAAAGTTCTTCGTACTGGTAGCGAAGAAGAAAAAGAGCGTATGCAAGCTGTTAAGCGACTCGAGAAGTGGTTAGTTAATGTCTATGTTATTGATGATCCAACTAATCCTGATAATAAAGGTAAAGTTAAAATGCTTCGTTATGGTAAGCAACTTCATAAGATCATTACCGAAGCTATTGAAGGTGAAGATGCAGAAGAGTTTGGTCCGCGTATTTTTGATCTTGGACCAGAGGGCGTTAGTCTTAAGATTAAAGTAGAAGATCAAGGTGGCTTTCCAACTTATGTTTCTTCTAGATTTACTACTGCTGGTAAGATTGAGGTATCAGAAGATGAGCAGAAAAAGCTTTATGATAATGTCTTCAATCTCGAAGAAGTATTTACTCTCAAGTCTTATGACGAACTTAAGCAAATGCTTAATGAGCATTATTATTGTAAGGTAGAAGAAGAGGAAGAAGTAGTAACTAATACACAACCGGTTACTAATACTGTTGCGGAACCTGTAGCATCTGTTGCTGCTGAAGAAGATACTACAGAGTCTGATATAGATGATTTACTAAAGGATCTTTAATATGACAGAAGAAGAAAAAAGGATGGTTATGCAGTTCATGGGGCAAACCTATGGTGAGACGAGAAAGCAAGATGAAATGCTTGTTGCCTCGTCAGGTAATTTAAAGCCTAAGTCGGAAGAGATGAAGGCAGCTTTTACAAATATGGCGCGTACACCTACTATACAGCAGCAAGCTCCAGCGCCAGTTGCTCCAGTGCCAGTTGCTCCGGTGCCAGTTGCTCCGGTGCCAGTTGCTCAAGAACAAGCTGTAAGCGAGTTAGCCCATGTCGATCAAGTTGCAGCCCCACCAGCTGTAAGTGAGCAAGTACAAGATCCGGATCAGTTAATGTTTGACCTAACGGAGCCTAGTATATTAGATAAGTTGTTAGAAGCTAGTAAAACTACAAACTTGCTTTTAAAGGATATTAAACTACTCTTAGAGAAGGAAAATGGTAAGCCAGCAAAAAAGAAAGCTACAAGTAAAAAATCGGGATGAATTTTTAAAGTTCTTAGACGCTTTATCGAAAATAAACGAGAGTTGTATCTTAAGAATAAAAAAAGATAGTATCAGTAGTCTCGTTTCTAGTGTCGATAATACTCTAATTTTACATGCGCAGTATGATACTGAATGTGATTTTGAAGATACAATTAATATCCCAGATATTAAAAAGTTATCAAGAGTAATCGATACTATTAATAGTAAGGAGTTAACGTTCGACATTAATTCTAATAATATTGAATATAGCGGGAACGGTATTAAGTTTAAATACCATTTATTTGATGAAGGGTTCTTAACTGAGCCAAATATTAATTTAGATAAGATAAACTCTTTCGATTATGATGTAAGTTTTAATCTTACTAAACAAATTCTAACACAAGTCTTTAAAGGTAGTACATTTGCTACTAATACTAATAAGATCTATTTTTATACAGAAAATGATATTCTTATGGCGGAGTTAACTGATAGAGCTAGGCATAATACAGATAACTTTACGTTGGCTATTGATAGAGCTTCGTTTGATCTTAAACCTACTCCAATTAATTTTGATAATATAAGACTACTAACGAATATTGGTAATACGTTTGACGTTAATATTAATACTCAATATGGAGTTGCCATTTTCAATAGTTCTCTTAATAATATTAGATTAAAATACGTTTTATCGTCCTTAACACAATGAATAATAACCAGATTAAAAATAAACTTAAAACAGCCAGTTACTTTACAAAGAGATTAAAAGATTCTGGATTTGAAACTTGGAAGATCTTTAATAAGTATAGTGAGAGTGATCCAAGAAGATGGACTGTACTAATTGATCCGGGTGGAGCTTCAATATATATAACCTGCTTTGAGAATAAGCCGTTTTACAACGAGTATCTTTTTACTTTTGATGATGGTAATGTTAACTTCAAGCCTGGATTTAGTTTAAAGACTGATTCGATTGAGGTTGTTGTTAACCGACTTCTAAGTAATGGGGCTAGTCAACGTGAGTAATATAAGTATATGTAATAAATAAATGTATGAGTGATCAAGATCCAGAGGATCCTCGAGATGAAGAGTTGAGAGAGTTAATTGAAGAGGCTTTAAAATTGAATATTAATCAACAAAAGACATTTAAAGATAGAAAATCTTTAATTAACTCTGTATCTGGTTATCTAGAAGAGTATTTAGATAGTTTTATTCTACTAGCATACGATATGAACGGCGACCCTGTTACCATAAAGAGTATACAAACAACGCAACAAGATGAAGCTTTAAGATCGATGCTTATATCTTATTTTGCTACTGAAATAAGTAGAGTGTAATGCTAAATAAACAACCTGTTAAAAAACGCGATACGTATGCAGTTAATCATGGTGATCATGCTGGTCAAATGTTTATTGTTGTCGAGACTGGGAAGGATACTGTAAATTGTCTAGCGGTTCCCGAAATGAAAAACGTTAAAGTTCCGTTTGAAGCTTTTGAACATGGAAGGAACACTGATATAATTAGTTATGTCGAATGTTTATCAAGGGATATATTCAAAGTGATAAAAACACAATATACAAAAAATGAAAACACTAATAATTGACGGTAACAATCTCATCCATAGAACTTTTTGGACTGCTAAAACGCAATCTAAACGTACAGGTATTGAAGATCCCTTAGAGATAGCTAATTTTCACATTTATTTTACTCTAAACGCGATTTATTCATATATTAATCGCTTCAAGCCTACTAAAACTATAGTTGTTTGGGATGAAAAGCCCGATTATCATCAAAACGTTCGTAAAGAAGAATTAACCGAGTATAAAGGTAATAGATCTAAAGATAGTACACCGCATGAGCAGAATGATATCATTAAATCTATGTTAGGTAATCTTGGTATCTCTTCTATCTTTCCAAGAGAGCGTGAGGCGGATGATATAGTAGCATATATTTGTAAGACTTTCGAGGGTAAAAAAGTAATTGTATCAGTGGATAGAGACTTTCTTCAGTTAGTTGATAAAGATACTATACTGTTTGATCCTATCCGTAAAAGAGAGTTTGTTTTAGAGACATTCGAACAAGATACTGGATATAAAAAGACAGAATGGCTTAATGCTAAATGCATGTTAGGTGATAAATCAGACAATGTACCGGGTATACCTCGCTTCGGTAAAGCTAAAGTACGTAAGTGGTTGGACGGCGAGCTTGCTCTTACTGAAGAGCAAGAAGATATTTTTACAAGAAATATGAAAGTCTTTGACTTACGTGAAGTAATGTGTCATGATAGTGAGAAAAATTACTATCTTGAGCAGCTAAATACGAGTATTGAGCCAGATTGGAGTAACTTTGTAGCGGAGTGTGAGGAAAGAGACTTTAAAAATATTTTAAAGAAAAAAGAGCAATGGTATTCGTCGTTTATTCTTTCGAATAAACTACAATCTTTATTGGGATGAGATTACCAGAAGATTTCGTAGTTCTTAAATTTTATGAATTAGGTCATAGACCTATCTTTAATAAGTTTAATAACGTCTACCAATGCGCTTGTCCTATTTGTAGGGAAGGTAAATCTTTCAACTCAAAGCGTAGATGTTATTATGTACCTAAAAATGATAATGTATTTTGCCATAATTGCGGGTGGTCGTCTAAACCTTTTAGATGGATAAAAGAGGTAACAGGTACTACTGATACAGAGGTTATTACCGAGCTTAGAGATTTTACACCAGATGTAGATTCTCTTATTATAGATAAGAGTGAGGAAAAGGTAGTAATTAAGGCTACAACTCTACCGTTAGATAGTATTAACCTCTTCGATGAGATGCAGCAAGATTTCTATAAAGATAGTCTTATAGTTAGAGCGTGTAATCATATTATTAAAACGAGGAGGCTAGATACAGCGGTAAATAGACCTGATAAACTATATGTTTCGTTAACAGACAAAGTTCATAAAAATAGATTAGTTATTCCTTTTATTAATGAAAGAGAAGAGGTAGAGTTTTATCAATCTAGAACAGTTAAAAATTCTGATTTGAAAACTAAACCTAAATATCTTGGTAGGTTAGGGTCCGAAAAGACTTTATTTAATATTGATAAAGTATCGAATAATCATGATAAGGTTTATATATTTGAAGGTCCTATTGATGCGTTTTTTGTGCGTAACTCAGTAGCAGTTGCTGGTATTACTGAGCGTGGTCGCTCGTTTACCAAGCGTCAGCAAGAGCAGTTAGATACAGTTCTAAAATGGTATGATAGAGTATGGCTGCTTGACTCTCAATGGGGGGATAGAGCATCTATGATTAAGTCAGAGACATTACTTAAACAAGGAGAGAGCGTGTTTATATGGCCGGAAGCGTTAGGTAAGAAGTTTAAGGACTTTAATGACTTAGCTATAGCAGCTAATAAGAATGAAATTAGCTGGGAGTTTATTCAAAAAAATACCTTCCAAGATCTGGAAGGTATTGTAAAAATGACTGAGATTAAAAAATATAATAATATTTAATTATACGTGCTTAAACGTCGGATTATCAGTTTGGGCTAAATAACCTCTAAATGACTCAGCTAATGAAGCTAATTCAGTCGCTACACGAGCTATCTTACGCTGCTCTGACTGCTTCATTCTATCAAAAATAGTATCAGGCTCGGCTCTTGAGAGTGCTGATTGAATAGATTCTGTTTCACCATTAAGATAATTCAAAAAGGTATCCATCTCAGATATCCAACCAGTTAACTCAGTTCTCATTTGTGCAGCAGCTTCAGACTGCGCCATAGCCGCCTTAACAACCGGGTCATCATTTTCTGTTGGCTCATCTACTTCTAAATCTACATCAAAATCTTCAGGATTAGTATCATTATCTAATTCTGCATCAAATGCTTTTTCTTCATCAGTAGCTTCTTTGAGAGTTTTCAAAAATCTATTTTCGAATTTTGTCATGTAATTATTTATGCTCAACATAAATAATTTAAGTGAATAACGGTTATTATCCTTATAGTATGGGTATTGCAAATAAGCAATTTTCAAGAGATTTAGATCCTGTTAGTCAAATGGGGAAATATAAAGAGGAAGAAAAGCTTCAAAAAGCCCCTACTTTATTACCCTACGATTTGGAGACTGTAAAACAATCACTGGGTAACGCATTTGTCGCTCTTACCCAAGTACGAGCTTCTTTAAAAATAGCTGAAGGTAATAATGAAGTTAATTACGGAGCTATAGACAGTATAAAGAATAAAATAGACGAAATAAATAAATTAATACTTGATATACCAGAAGATTTAGCTAAAATTAGTATATGAAAATTCTTTATCAGGTTTTTCTTATTACTTTAATCTCACTTTTAACTGGCTACTCATTTCAGAGTGTTTTTGGTTTTGTAGAAACTTGTATAATAGCTACAGTGTTGCAGTTAGTTACACCGTCTATCTATCAAGCCATTACTAAAAATAGAATACGAATTTTAGCTTTAGAAAGTGAAATAAATGAATTGGCGGATATGAGTACTTGTAATATTCCATGCCCTTGTGGTGGTTACACATTTAGCGAAATAGTTGTAGTAAGTGAAGATAGCGTTACTACTAAATGCCCTGTATGTAATGGTGAATATAAATTAATACCATCTGTTAGTGTGGTATTAACTACAGAGCCCCTTAATTTAGGTAAATCGTTTGAACATAAAGAAGTTAAAGAAGAAGAATAATAAATTAGCTTATATTTTTTATTGCTAGCAATTATAAGTTGAGACGCTATAATTAAAATATGAGACAAAGTAATATTAGTAGAGTTTTAGCAGTTTTAGCGACTTTAGCAGTAATTTTTTTACTGAAGTATGGTATACAGAGATATATGGATGGGTATCCATCAGGACCTACTGTTAATATTACCGATATATACATGGATATAGAAAGTACTACCTTCTATAAGGCGAAGCCCTTTAATGAGGGTAATTTATTTACAGGAACTGTAAATACTTTTAACGAAGCAGGTGATTTAAGAGCAAAAGTAGGGATTAAAGAGGGTCAATTTCACGGCCCTTATACTACTTGGCATGATAATGGTCAAGAGATGATCTCTCTTATATGGAAAAAGGGTACACACTTTAAAAACTTTAAAGCATATCATTCCAATGGAGATCGAGTGGAGGGTGGTAACGAACTCGCTGAAAAAGTATTCAATGGTGAGATAGTATTAGAGTAATAGGAACTCCGATATAATAATAGTATGCAAAGTAATATAAATGAAAAATTCGAAAAGACATTTACCTTTAACCTTAAAGATGGAACAACAAAGGTAATGCAGTTCGATGAATTTGTAAGATGGGCGTGTCTTATCGAGGGAGTTGGTAGAGTTGCTGATAAGCTAGAAGAAAAGGGTGTAGATATGAAGAATAATGATTGGGTAAAACCTTTAGCTTTTCATAAATATGTTGAAGAAAGATACCCGTCACTTTATCAAGATTTAAAAGTGGAAGCTAAAATGGGTAATATTTAGAGTGTGTTATCATGCACATGTAAAAGGGTAGATTAATTCTTTATATCTAATTCCTTCTTTACTTCATCAATGTAATCAGTAGAAATAGTGGATTTAAAATTATCTATAACCTCATTAATATCCTTACCTATTTCGTTAAAAGCGATCATATAGTTACGGAATCGTTCCTTTAAATCAACACTATAAGGGATGCCATTAGGTCTAGCAAATCTATGATTCCATCTCAAGAACGGTAGGCATATTGTTTTTTTACCGTTAAGCTTATACTTTTCATGTATATAACCTTCTTCTCCACCAAATCCTCTAAACTTATTATTAAAACCTGGCCACGAATTCTTCCTACTACTAAATAATCCTAACCCATTACCCGGGATCTCAAACGGCTTGGCATTTCTATCCGTCCCTCTCTTATCTGTAGCCCATTTTCCCCACATAAATGAATTCCACTTCTTTGCAGAGAAGTCAAAATGTGTGGATATATGTTTTAAATCATCATATAACAGAGGTCCTTGTAATAAGTTTCCTTTATCGAGTCCCTTATCGTAGTAATTAAGTAACTTTTTAAGTGAACCTGGTTCTAATAGAACGTGACAATCTAAAACTAATACATATTCAGTATCAGCTAGGTCAAATATCTTACGTCTTAAATAAGTACTGCTATAATTTGTAAATTCAACATAAGTTACTGGCTCTGCAATATTATTAATATGATTTTTAAGCTCTCTCCCACTAGCGCTCCCGGGATTATTATTTATAACAATAAATTCCACTCTATCCATAACCTCAGAATGATACATTCTTAAAGATTGTAACGTAAAAAATGCACCGTCATAATCATCATATACGCATATACCAATAGTTATTTTCTCCATACAGCTATTTACTGGTATCTATTCTAAAAACTAGGTAGGTATAGCGGTAATATTAGATACTGTAGTAAAGGAAGTATTCGGATTGAATACTAAAGGTGCTGAAGTAATCGTTTGAGTTAAAACTTCGTTAGTTTCTAGTCCTTCAATATGAACATTTTTAAGAAAAAAGTCTCCAACAGATAATGCTGTGTTTTGTGTAGAAATAGGTGTGCAAAATGAATAACCTACAAATATATTTGTTAAATTATTAAACTCTTTTAGTCTAAATGGTAGTTCAACCGTAGTTAAAGTTTGATATTTTGTATTAATTTTCTTATCTATAGAAATCTTTGTACCTAAATTCGCATATCTAACTCTTAAAGTTTGGAATTCATTCGATGTAAGTGAAAATGTCGGAGAAAACGCGGAAAGATGTTCGTAAAGGATAAGATCATTAAAATAATCACGAATACACAAGCTGTTTCTTTTAATTTGATGTTCTCCGACGCCGGTTCTACTGTCTCTACCCGATAATCCATATAATCCAGTACTATCAAATACAACTTTAATAAGCTGACCGCTTAACGTAGTAGAATCTAAAACTAAATTAATTTCACCCTCTGTGGTTATTGAAGATATAGGAGATTGATCTGTAGTTAATGATGCTTCACCTACAGTTAGCTCTGGATCCGTATCACCTACGTATTGACCTGGTAATGATGACAATTCGCCAGTTAAAGAAGTTAAAAAGGTACCAAACGCATACTCATAGTTACTGTTGTATACATTATCACCAGGTAATTTAAACTGTAATGACCATACTATGTCATAATTTGAGTTATAACTTAAATCTTTCTCTACAAACTGATAGTATCTTGCATCAGATGGTAGAAGGATGTCGGATGGAAAGGCCATTATACATATTTATACGGTAAAACTAATTAAACGCATCAATTATCTGATCGAGCTTACCTAAAAGATCTTTTACTTTTGCTAATTCATCTAATTCATCTACATTAAATGATAATTTAAGTAGTAATTCTTTTAACAATACAAAATCTTCGTAATCTAGACCTTCAACTATTAACTCTTCCATATAGATATTTACAGCATTTAAAGACTATATCCATGAACTTCGATAAGTATAGGGAAATTACTCCCATCCCTAGCCAAGTAAATATTATTATTAGCTTTATCTACCCTCGAAGAAAATCCTGCTGTGTGCATATCATGCCTTTTGTTAGGACCTTGATGAGCACCCATTATAAATTTATTGCTTGTTGAGTTAGGAGATGCGGAGTTATCATATGTATTGTATATAGTAATCTCAATAGTGTTATCACTTGTCATTATTCCCGGTCTTATCACTCCAAAGATTGCCTTTGCATTTAGTGGTATGTTAATAGCAGCTAAACTAAACGTTTCCCATGAAGTCATACCGTTAGGCAACGTCCGATTCACAAGGATTTCAGGTTGATCAAGATAGACTGTTTTATATATGCAATTATCTTCCTTATACCCGGATAATCCTACTTCAAGTGTACCACTTAAAAATTCTGTAGCTGTATCTAAGATATCAACCCCGTTTAATGTAGCGGAAAGCGGAGAAGTAAACTTAATTGTAGGAGCTTGTACACTATCTTGGAAGGCTTTAATAATAAACGTAGTACCGAATGCTGAGAGGCTACTATTTGCTCCGGAAGTAATAGGGTAAAGTGTAGATAAAAACGGATCATTTACGTCTGTACCGTACAATGCCCTATTAGTTAAATTAGGTAAATTGAAGTTATTAACATCACCCCCGTATCTATTACCTATTACAGCTGACAAGTCCGGGTAATTAGCACCAGCTACTAAAGAACCGTCACATTTTAGCCAACCATAAGGTACAAACTCAGCTCCTGTTACAAACGGTACTATAGTACCTGCAGGTATTTGATTTGCGGTGGTTGTAGGAACGGTACTAGATATAACTGTAGGCAATCCCCAGGATAATTGATTATTGGTATCTGATATAAGAAGACTATTATTTGTAGATGGAGCTATAGAAGGAAAATCGTAATTAACTGAACTAATCTTAAGTTTAGAAGGTAAAGTTAAGTAGCTAGTAGCGTCAACTGTACGCTGTGTAATCTCATCAATATTAATACTACCACTTAATGCTATTCTATTACTAGCATCAAGTTCAATGCTATTACCTAACGCGTCTGCAGAAAAATTACCAGCAGATAAAGTACCTATAATAATACGTTGAGCAGAATCTATTTGTAGCGTCTCGTTACCAGCGCTAACTAGATTTGATATAGTTTCCCAGTCTAAAGCATTAGATCCGTCATTTTGCTTAATACGCTGTAATGTATTATTATCATTATCGAAAGCTAAATCATTTATCTCTCCAGTACTGATAGTAATATCAGACCTACTACCTAAAAATTTGTTACCTAATAAATTACCTCCAACAGTAGTACCGTCTCCTATAAATAAACGCTTAGTATCAGAAGCATATCCTAATTCACCTTCATCTAAGGTAATATTTTTTCTATCTTCGTTAGTACCTCTACGTACAAGTAGTTTTAAGAGAGTGTTTTCTAGTATTTCAATTGAAGCCATGATTTATTTTAGTAGTTAAAAATTGGTATTGCATATCTATCAAATGTAGCGCCGTTATTTCGGGTACTACCGGATAAAGCTAGTGTTAAAAATCCTGCTGAACTAAGAATTAGTGAATTACCGTCTGAATCAGTAGCTGAGTAGGTTGTGCCATTATGAGAATAACCTTCTGAAACTTGGTTAGGGGCTCCAGTAAACATTCCAGTTTGTGCAGATGTAAATTTAATTATATAATTAGTAGCAATAGCTGATAAGTTAGCTGCAGAAGTATCAGTCTCACTCCCAGTTAAATACCACGTTTGAGAAGTGGTAGGTGTAATTCCGGTACCAAATTGCAATACATTACCACCTGTTAAATTAGGCAATCTAAAGGTATTACCCGCAGTACCATAATTTGTACCTATAACTTTATAAAGTTCACTGAAGTCGTCCTTTTCTAAAAAATGTCCGTTGCAAAGTAAATACCCTTCTGGCACGTTACCTATAGCTGCAGCATGTGGTAGTATAGCTCCCACGGGTACAAAATCAGCACCTGTTAACGATGTCGCTGTTAAGCAATCAAAGAACGTAGAATCAGGTATACCATTTGCTACCCCGTAGGTATCTAATACAATTCGAGACATTTCGTATTCTCCAGATACGCTCTGCACTTTAAGAGATAATTGCTTATTGGTTAAATCAAAACTATCAAAGTTTACACTAGATAAAATATTTTGAATTTGCTTAGTAGTGTTGTTGTATATTAACCCCTCTCCGAAAGTGTCATTTCTAAAAGAACTAAAAGCTACTGAACTAGTCGGTGCACCGGCTATTTGTAGCTTGTTGTCCACATCAAACATTAATCCAGAAGTGTTAGCATCACCTATATCAATCTTTAAAGGAGTACCAGCTCCACCAACTAATCCGCTTGATAAGGCTGTTGTTTTTATTTCTCTTTCACCTACAGAGCTAGTTTTTAGTGATAATTTAGTCGAGGATAGTTCTAAAAAGTCTGTATTAAAATCTACTGCAATTGAGCTACCATCTCTTACCAAACCACTGCCAAATGCAGAATTAGTTATATCATTAGCATCTAAAGAGCTCTGCTTAACAGTTAGTGTATTAGAGGTTGTAAATTCAATATTATCATTGTCTGGTACAGGTCCAATGTACGACCATCCAGAAAGTGAAGAGTTATATTCGTTTGCAGTAAGAGAGTAAAGTTTTGAGTTAGCGTATCCTATATCTCCAATTTGAGCACCTGCAACTGTTCCAAGACCGGATTCTAAATTAAAAATACCAAAGTTTTTATTACCTACAACTTTACCACCTGATAACGAGCCATCACCTACGAACACTCTCTTGGTATCGATTGTATAACCTAATTCCCCTTGATCTAATACTATTTTCTTACGTTGATCATCAGATCCACGTCTTACTTTTATCTTTACTATTGTAATATCTGGCATTGTTTTAAATTGTTAAGCTGATCTCCTCCAAACGTAAAGACCAAATGCTGGAGGAGTATTGTGGAATGGTTGTCCGCCCCCAACCACAGAGGATGTAATTGAAATAGCACCTCTAGCATTTCCTTCCCGTCCAACTCTATGCGAATTATTGGCAACTACATCGGTTTGATCTTTATTATCTACAATGGTCTCATGTGAATGCGCCGGCATCTCTTCGATTGTCAAAGTGTGATCATACTCACCTTCTGCATCTGTATCACCTTCAGTTACAGTGTGAGTTGCACCGTTAATGTCACTACCAGTACCTACCCCAGCAATAAATTTACCTTCTGATATTAAAACCCAAGTTGTATTAGAGATTCTAGTACCCGGATTGACATTATCAGCTGTAAAAAGTATAGAGTTTATAGGAAAAAAGGTATCTAACGAAATATCTATACCTTTAACAACAACTTTTTCTGTGGATATCTCTAGTGGAGACTTATTACCTAGACCATCATAAACATTATCTAATGTATCGGTAAGATTACTACCACTTAAATGAAGAAGGGATGTATACCTATCTGAGATAAATTGATTTTCTAAACTCGCCGACATATAATATATTTATATTAACTACTTAGAATGCTATCGTAAATAGTTTTTTGAAGTTCAAATAATTTAGAAAATACCCTATTTACTGATAGATAGTTTACACTTTCGTTACTATGAAAGTAAAAATTACGCGTATCTATCTCTATAGGTGTAGGTATTTTATAATCGTTAAACACTTTTACATCGGTATTTTCTACTCGTGAAGAAACCGTTCGATTATCAGGTTGAGCACTAATATCAACTTGAGGCTTAGGAACTCCATACCTATTTAACTGTTCTTCTTGTGATAAGTTTTGAAATGCCTCATACTCTAACCTAGAAACTTGTTGTTCATTAATATAATAATACGTTGGTCCGACCCTCTCTCTAAGATCATTGAATCTCTGCGTCCTGTCAAAGGGGTTTCCCTGGGTTCCGTTGGGTAACTTTTGTCCGGGAAAGTTTCCATTTAAAAATTCCTGTAATTCTTCAGCGTTAACCTCTATTCTACCATACTCCGTTTTCTCTAGGTCCCCGGGAAATGGGAACAGGTCTTTGGCATCAATTTCTATATTTCTCGTCTCCCCGCCTCCGAACCCGATAGGTGCCGGGTTAAAACCTCTCCTCGCTGTTGGATAATCCGACACCGTAATATAGAACTTCTGATTCTGGTTCAAAACCGGTGTGTTTAATATCTTGGAAGCGTCAAGTTCATCAAAACCAAACCCAGAATTTCTGGAAAAATTACCATATTCATAATTCACACCGTATTGATTTGGTAATAATATTGCACTAGGAGAATCTATACTAGCTACAAATCCCCAATAAGTCTTTCCCAGCCGCGGCTGGGATACCGCCGGCTTTGACGCCTCTAGAGTGGATGGAACCGTTTTAGTAGATGAAGTGACACTTAGTTCGGGCGCCCGGATAGAACTCGACGGGTCCTCAATATCATCCCTAATCACACGAATACCATACTTATTCAACTGCTCCTCACGAGATAATTTTTGAAATTTCTGGTATTCTTCTAAAGAAACTTTCCTTTCATTAATATAATAATTTTTTAATTCATCTGCTTTGGGTATTCTTGTAAAATTGTTATAGATATTAATAGTATCACGTAAAATATCTTGAATTAAAACGTTTAAATTAATACCTAGACCAGTTTCACAAATAGTATCAAAAATATCTGGGTTAAAAGAGCTTTTTAGATCGCCAGGCACTAAACTTATTCTCTTTTTATTGGTAATATCAGAAGAGAAATAAATTCTACCTATATTATGATAGTAACTATAAGTTTTATCTTTAAACGTATCAGTAAAATTATTAATAAGATTTAACTGATTCGATTTAAGACTATTGGTATTAAATTTCCACTTGTTAGTATTAAATTTATATGCTGATGTAAAGAGAATATCTGGAGGTAGTTGTAAATTTATATCACTTTCGACAAAAGAAGTAATAGGAATAGGATCAGTAATCATCCTTTCCGTTAAATTTCCATTATCCTTTATAGTGAATAAATTACTATCATAATCTGAAAACTCTACATCTATATCGATAATTGAATCGTCATCTCTGTATATAAAATACCCGTCAGGTCTATCCTCCGGTAAGTTAAAATTAATTAACGTCTTATTTGCTGTTGTAGCAATATAGAAGATTTTATCTGGATACTGAGGAAAACTAATTTCTAAAGGACTCCCTAAACCTAATTCTTTTGCTGCATTTTCTTCGCAAAAAAGAGGGTAATAATAACCAGTACCTTCACCTGCTGATCCAAAGACCGTAACGGGTGTATTTTTAGTAGTGTTTTGGTTATATTTTTCTCCAATAACTACTCTCTTAATAGTTGTAGGTTCTGGTATTATCTTATCAATTAAATATTGTTCTATATCTAAAAAGTAAATATTATAATCCAAAGTATTGCTAACTGGCTTAGTAACAATTAAGAGTAAATTATCTGTATAACGTGAATTTACTTTTACGTATTCTGGGTTGTTAAAGGTTGAAACTGGTATAGTAGCTAATACCTCACTAGTTGTATTAGGTGAAATCTCTAAATTTATATTATATTCAGAATCTAAAACTTGAACTACTTTGTAATTCTTACCAAAGCTTATATTATTATTAATAACGATAGATGCTGAAGTTTTTATTTTATCTATTATCTTTAACCTTGTACAAGCTCTAAATATATCCCTATCATAAATGTTTGTATAGTTGAAACCATCCTCTTCTAACATAGGTGAGTAAATTAAGCCATTAGCTTTATCAACATCTAATTTTTTTACACTAGCTAATTCATTTTGAACAGTTTCATTGGAAATTTTTTCTAATTGACCGTTAAAACAGCCACTAAAAGCAATTGTTTTTGAATCTGTTGTAATAGTATATATAAATCCATCTTCGAACGTCTCTATATAAGATTTTTTTGTATTATCTAATTCATAAAGTTCAGGAAATATATTCTTATCCGCCCCTTCAAATGGATCTATTTGATATGGTGTAGTTAAATCTTTTAATAAGTTTCTATCATCGTTTCTATCGTCGATTGTAGTTGAAGATAAACCAAAAAATCCTCCTAAAGTCTGCTCATCTTTAAAATTAGAAGAATTAAAGTAGGAACTACTATATACTTGACCTAGACTAAAAAGTGAAAGGTTATTTTCATATAGTATATTAAAATTTTTCTTTAAGAAATCATTACTAAGAATATTTCTAGGCGAATATTCCAGGTTGTTTATTTTATTAGTAGTAAGAGCTGAAGGGGAATTATCAAACTCTCTTTTATCTATTATACTTCTAGCTAAAAAGTTATCTTTTGAGCTTAACTCTTTAGAAAATGAGTTTTTTACCCGTCCTGTATAAGGAATACTGTCTTCAATATTTACAAAACCACTATAATCTTGTCCACTAAGTGTAAAAGCATTGCCAGAAGTATATTTAAAGTAATTTATCATTTAAAGTTTTTAAAGTTTATTTTATTTATTACGGTTGTAGCGGGTAAATTACGCTGTATATTAGTAAGTAAGTTATTTTTAACGTCATCTAATATATCTAAATTAGTTATATTTAAATTATCTACGTTAATATCAATAACGTTCGACTTAGATTTTAAATTAGCACCAAGAGTATTAAGTGTTTCAATATTATCAGTAAAGTTTCTCATACCACATGGTAGTGATACGTATATATCATCAATTTTATTTATATTTCTTGTATAAACTGTTACTATTTCATCCTCTTTTGATAGTGGTTGTAAAGATAAAAGCAAATTACTAATAATATTGTTATCTATAATATTTGAGAGAAGAATATCTTCTTTAATTCCAGCACTATTTAAGATAATATCACCGAAAAGTATATTTTTATTTGTATATTGAAAAGCTTTTACATCATACACAAAGACCTTGATAGTGTTGAGATATACTATACCTTCACCTGTTAAGTTATTAAATGAAATATATAAATCATTTTTAGTTAAATCTGATAAAACTAGATCTTTAGTAAAGATTTCATATAAATTAGTAGCGTTATCGAAAAAAGTAAATGAAAGTGAAAGGCTACCTTCTGTTTTTTCTATACTTAAACCAGCTTGTATTTCATTGAAGTTAGATTTAATTGTAAAATCTTTGTCAAAAAATTTAAATGCCAAAGTATACCCACCGTTAGTATTAATAGTTTTAAAATAATCCGGAGCAGTTCGTTCTTGTTGAGTTAAATCACAATATTTTAACTGCATACGTTCATCTACCTCCTCTAGTTTGCTTATTCTTTCATAGATATATTCTTTTTTTGGTTCAAAGGTAAGATCGCTCTTTTTATCGAAAAATAGTTTTTCAGTTACTGATTGTTTAAGAGTGGAATTACTTTCAATAAGATTTTCTATCACATTATCGTAAGTAATGTTAAAGATCGGTGCACTACCTAATGCAGACTCTTTAGAAATCAAATCTGGATAATAATATCTATCTACCCATATTCCTTCCTCACCTGGCATACCTGATAACCAAGTACATAGATATTGACTTTCAGTTGCTGGTAAATTTTCTAGCGTTTTAAATACTTTATCTGCAAAATACGGGTAGGGAAAAGCAAAAGAACCTGATTCGACGAATTTAGTATCATTAATATTAATCTTATCAAATGGATTAAGAGAAGAAGGGGCTATAAATAAATTAGATCCCGGTGTTATTTTATAAGTGATATTATAAGTTACAAAATTTAGTTCAAGAGACGAGTCTTCTTCTGAATTAATATCATTTAAAATGGATGTGTAATTTCTAATTTTATCGTTAAACACTAAATCCTTATCAGAACTTAATAAATTGTTTGATGAGGTAAAGCTATCTGCAGTATCTGAAATATTTTTGAGATTTATCAAGTTAAAGGTACTGTCTTTTGTTGTACTATTTTTATAAAAGAGATAGTTTGATCTTAAATCAAAAGAGCTTCTGTCATTATTGATAAGGTATTCGGAATCAGTATATTCAATAAACGAAGTATTAATAGGGTTATTTACAATTGTGCTTTGATTGAACACTATTTTGGCTGAGGTTCCGTTTATATAAAAATAATTTAAATTTTCGAACGAATCTATAACTCTACCTACTAATTTTTCTTTTTGTTTTCTAATTATATATTTCTTATTATTTTTATTAGTTAGGAAGGTAAGGTATTGTGTATTACCAGCTTTAGTTAAAATATATTCTAGTTTTCTACCATCTCTACTTAATTTATTCTCATTAACAAAAATTACTGGAATAGTACCACTTTCTTCGCTATCATCCGTGGCTACAAGATAATATTTTTCAGTATTGTCAATATACGCTACTGAACAAAAAAAGTCGTCTATAAACTCAATCTCGAACAAAGTATCACTGTCTACCTGGCTATTACTAAAAGCAGTAGCAGCAATAAATTTGTAATTAATAAAGTTATCAACATCGTCAAAATATTCTTGCCTAATATCCTTTACAAATTTTAAAAAGTTACCACTACGGTCGCATTTAGCAAACTGTAATGAAGTATAAATTGAACCTGGCTTAATTTTTTCAGATTTAAATTCAACAAAGTTGTTTAGTGTATCTAAATTAGTAAGATAAAAATTAGTATAGTTTTTATTTTTAAAATCAACAGTACCCGAAAGTGCAGTAATAAAATTAAATGAAAATCCTCCTGCGTAAGATCTACTAAACTGATTTAAGTTAAGACTATTAATACATAAATCCTTTGTGTTAGATTTATATGTACTTAAACTTACAGTAGTCGAACTCATTACTATATATTTAAGCTATAATTAGTGTTTCAAAAGAGTCAATTACTCAACAATAATAACATCTGTACCATCCCTATTGTCTAATATAACGTTTTCGTTATCTTTTACTACTTTTTCTAAATTTTCATCTACATCATTTATAACATAGGATGTAAATTTATTTTCGTTGGTTCTATTTGTAGTTTCAATAATATAATTATCTACTTCAGTTCTTAGTATCAGCTCGCTATCCATACCTATATTATCAAGTAATTGAACATCTTCTAGTTTTATATCACCAATATTCTCATAATACCCCTCCGTTCTTATACTTAGTGGTATATTGATCTTTGTAATTTCACCTGTAGTATACTGGATACCAATTTTTGCAGTTAACTGTTTAACTAGACTAGTCTCTGATGGATAATATATATGTGTATATGTAGTATTAAGAAAGGGAGGAGAAACACCCTTAGTAACTTCATCTAGGATGCTTTCAGTTCTATATTCAATAAAAGTTTTTATTTCCGGTTCAAAAATATCAGAACCATCACCCCAATCTATAGCTACATAGTACGGAAAAACTTCAGAAAACACGTTTGTTAAGTTAATTGAAATTTGAGTTTGATCAAATAAATCTATTGTGTCCTGATTTGAAATTAATCCTGTAGTTGTTGTAGAGAGAGATATATTAAACGTATTCATAATATTAAGGAGTTATTACTTGTTTCAAGAGGTAAAGAACTTAAATTAAAATTAAATGAACTTAAAATATTAATATTTTCAAATGTAAATGTTTTATTATCATTTACAGCTCTTACATACTCATTTCTTATGAATGATACTTCTTTATTTGAATCTATAAAGAAATTATGAGTAGCTATAACAGGGGACATATTTTGATCTTTTAAAATATAACTTAAATTAAATGCATCTATATCTCCTCTGTATGTAATTTTAGGAGTATCAGCTTTATCATATAATATATTATAACCTGATAAAACAAATCTACTTATATTATCTCTTAACTGGTCGTCACTTTTAGGAAATATCTTAATATTAGTTCTATCTACATAACTATACTCGTAAATTTCAGGGTAAACAGATAGAGTTTTAGTTTCAGTTGAATCCTCTTCTACTTTAAGTTTGTAATAATAAACATTTAAATCTTTCTTAAATCTATTACTAATTTTATCAAAATTATTAGTATTTACAGATAGAGAAATATTATCTGTAAAAGGGTTGTTAAATATATTATCTTTAAAATTTAATTGTTCTATAACGAAAAAGCTGCTAGTTTGTATAAATAGCGTATCGTAAAAGAGATCAAAATTTAACACATTGCTAGAAATATCACTGACTATAGTAGAAGTATATTTAGATGAAAGATATGGTAAAAGATCAAAAATTTCACCATTTGCATTAGTAGCAGCATTTTTTACATAAATTTTACCTTCTAGATCCTTAGTTTCAAATTTATCAAAAGTAGCAGAAGTATTAGTTACAGTAGTAGTTATTTCATAGACTGTATCATCATAAGAATAACTCTCTGGTAAGAAATTATATTCAAAATTTAACCTATCTGTAAATTTACCTCCTTCGTAATTACTATAAGAATTATTAAGACTAGTAAGTTGTAGGCTAATTGAAAAATTACCGGATAAACCTCGTGTAAATGAATTAGTATCATCATTTAATGCTCTTTGTATAAGTGAACTTAATTGAGGAGTACTAGCACTACTAAGTTGTGCGACACCTCCTTCAATCAAATCAGAAAAATAAAACTGCTGGGCGGTGTTTGAAAAGGCACTTAAATCAGATGAAATAGGATCAGGTAAAAATTCTGAATCTGTTTTCATGAAATATGCACCATCTATTATACCTGCTGTCTCTATATCCCTTTTAATAAAATCTACTTTTGTTGTTGTAGGTTCAATTAACTCTTCATAAGGGCAAAAATATCTAAAAAAGATATTATATGCTGAAGAAGGAAAAAACGGAGCTGTATGACTTGCAGTTAATCCATTTGTAAATGAAGAAAGTCCTGACCTAAACGTCTCAGCATAAGTAGTTGTATCTATTGTATTGTAATTAAAATTAAACCCTTCATTATATAAGGTATCATAAAACTGATAACCATTTAATATAAGATTTTTAACTGTAGGAGGGTCTATAACAGTTAAATTATCCCTAAAGTAATTATTATCCTTTACTAATCCAAAAACGTTACCAAATAAATCTTTTTTACCATCATCGATATACCCCTTATCAAAAAGAAAAGCTAAATCAGAACTTTCATTTCTCTGTTCATATTTAGAACTATAGCCAATATAAGATGTATCTTCCCTAGTTGTATTAGGTTGTAATTTTGCAACTCCACTAGATATATTTTTAAAAAAATCATCCGGCTCTATATTAAAAACTAATATATCCTGATTATTTGTATATATTTTCGGATCAGGAAAAATATACAAACTATCGGGTTTGTATGTTTCATCGAGTTCAAAGTCTATTGCAGGCGCTTGAATTACATTTATACCTGTATTAGAAGGTTTAAAGAATCCCGTTTCTCTTTTAGTATTAATTTTATTAGCAAATACACTAGCTGTAGTAGGATATTGTTGATTTAAAAAATTACTATATGGCTTATCTGCCTTTAACAGAATGTCATACACAAACTCACCTGTAAAATTAGAAGATATATAGTAAAAATCAGTTCCTATATACTTCTCAGTAAGCGATCTTTTATTATCGAAGATACTATCTGATTCAAGATATAACTTTAAAATATCACTGAAGCCTTCAAAAACTTCTGCTACTAAATCAACATTATTAGCAAGAAATATATTATCAGACGGTAAATCATCAGGCGTATAGCTTATAAAATGTTTACCATATTCTCTCTCATCTGGTTCCTGATTAAAGTAAGAAGTAAATACATCAAAATATTCAGTTAATGATACTTGTAAATTACTTTTTATTTCATTTATATTATAATCTATAGCACTATCTTCTCTATTTTTAAGGAAGTTTAGTATAGTGCTATGTGCACTCTTTACAACATTAAAGCTACTTGTTTTAGTTTTTACTTTTTTAGGTACATTACCTAAATTTACCCTCTCAAGCCTATAATATTCAATAATCTCCCTTAGCTTTTTACTAAAAAAGGAAATAGCGATAGCGATATCATTTGTATCATTAAAATCTAAATACTTTAAGAACTTCTTTTCAGTTTGATTACTAAAATTAATAGTAATCTCCTTGAGAAAATCTTTATATCTATCTATTACAAGGGCTTTATTTGAAGTATTTTTATTATTAGTTTTACTATTCCATTTATTTAAATATATAGTGTAATATTCCTGTAATGTATCAGGTTGATAATCTACTTTTACTACCTTTATAAACTGTATAAAGGAAAACGCTTGGTTTCTATCCAAAGCATTAGCATCTAATACGTTATTATTGGTAATAGACTGCGGTACTTCAGGATAACCTTTTATTACATTTTCCATTTATATTATTTATTTTAGATTATAGATAAGCTACTGAACAATGAATTACGTAGCGCTATATCTTCAATGTTATTATCTCCTTTAAAACTACTTAGCGTTGTATCTAAATTAAAGGTATTAAGAATATCACTATAATTTAATAAACCACCTACTATAGTACCTTCAACACCTGGAGTATATTCATAAAATCTATAAAATTTCGATAGGTCTGATGAGGTAAAAGATGTAGGTAGAACTAACGGCCACCCCCAATCTGTATTAAATTCACTTAGCTTATATTGTAAAGTATCTACTGCGCATACCGGTTGATATGTGTTAAGAAGTGAGTAATTATTACTAAATTTCTCTAACGCAACTATATCCGTACCAGCGGTAACTGTATATGTAAATGTATCTATATCATCACCTAAATTTTTACCATATACATCCTTCGTTGTAATTCCTTTATCGTTAAAATTCTCTTTAAATTTATTTTCTGTACCTCTAAATTGATTATAATCTGTTGAGAATAGATTCATCAATCTTACTATCTCTGGTGGAAAGTTTAAAAATGATTTGTCATATACATTAGAATTTTCATTTAATAAATCGCTTATACTTAACAAGCTGTTAATATCACAAGTATCTATATTAATTTTGTTATTAGCGAAATTAAAAATCTTTTCATTAAGCTTCTTACCAAGCGAAGAGCTATTAGAGCTTATATTACCAAATATTGAACCTAAAAAATCGTCAAATAATATATTTTTATCTACTAGTATTTCTTGGAATTGTAGACTTTTAAATATTTCTGTATAATCTACATCTTCATTCGTTTTAGCAAAATAGTAATAGTCTTTAGGGTATATACTAAACTCAACACTCTCACCCGTCAAATTAAACGTTTGTGATGTATTTGTAAATTCTGCGCTTACTCTTAGTGTAAAAGTATCAAATCCGGATAAACCATCATCAAACGTTAAGTTTCCATAAAACCAATAATCACTATTAACACCAGAAATAGAGCTATTTAAACTAGATATACTATAAAATGAAGAATCAACCTCTTGATTAGAGCTGTCAATTAACCTACCAGTAATACTTCCATTCAATGTTAAGTTTTTAACAGTAAAATTAGATATACTCGTAGGTTTAATAAAAAATGGTATAGGCGCTTTCTTGAACTGAACTGGGCTAATATTGAATATTTGAGCTTCTTCGCTACCTTCTTCAGTTAATCCGTTATCATTAATTGTTATTGAACTTAAATTAGAAGATAATGAAGTTGTCCCGACATTAGCTGTTAATGAAATTGATAGGTTATTATTAAAATTATTTAAAGAGTAATCTAAACTACCATCTTTACTAAAGATTTTGTTTCTATCTTTAAAAAGATTTATAGCTATTTTTTCACTTGGAGCTTCATCTGTTAAAAAATAATAGATTTCTCTACCAGATGTACCAACAAATACACTTCCCTTATCAGTACTTTTAGCATCTACAATAGTATTACCCGATAAACGCACATATACGTTAGAGCCACTTAAACTTATATTAGGAATTTCATTAAATTCAAATGCAGATATTTTATTAATATATGATTTTTCTAAGAATGAATAGTATTTTTTAAGGTGATTAAATTTATACGGTAAGAGATTGAAATAATTTGGTATAGATAAACCAGAAACAGTATAAAATATGTTATTACTAGTTTGATAAAAAGGAGTTTTATTAGTAATAGTAATAGGTTTTGAGATCTCTCCGGCTGATAAATTTAAAATATTATCAGCTATATCTACAGAAAATGTATTTTCAATATAATCGTATACAAGAAGATCTGCAGAATATGAAGCTAATACAGAATTATTTTCACAATCATTTAATATCATTCTTACCTTATATTTACCCGGTAATTCGTAATAATGAGTAGCAGTTAATCCTGAACCAACAGTACCGTCACCAAAATCGAATGTGGCCTCTAGTCTATTTAAATCGGAATAAAAGTCAGTTGAAGGTAAATCCGCCTTAAAAGTAAAGGGGGTAATACCTAAATTATAAGAAGAAAGTACACTTTCGTTTTTATAATCACTTACTTCGAATAATGCATAAGTTGTATCTATATTACTCATCTATGACTACTACTTTACTAGATAAAGAATTAGGATTTATAAAATAAGGAAACTTAAAAAAGGGCAGCGTTGTATTTTGATTTACTATTTCTATATCAGCTGTTGGGTAGAGAGGATTAAAAGAAACTAACGACAATCCTTTAAATGATATGTTTTCATCTGTATTTCTAGTTTCAATTCTTTTTATACCCTCAATACTTAAGAGCGAAGCAGTTAACGTATTTAAATTAATTTCTTGTCCTAATAAATTGTTAACAGGCTCGAAGAAATTATTGATAGCTGCAACTACTAGAGATTTAAGCCTTTCTTTATTTATTTTATTTTTTGACTCTCTAACTACTATTAAATTAGTACTATTACTTATTTTAGGAGTTAGACTTGCTTTATTTGACATACCTAAATCGAAAGCCATATAAATAGGATCGCGTGGTACTACTTCCTGCGATAGGCTTTTTTTATCATTTGCCATATCAACTATAAGATTTTTAAGAGAATTACTTAAAAATTCTGGATACTCCCCATCGTTTGTTATAGTAAATCTTGTAACTGTAAATATATTAACGTTATTAAAATCGCAGCTATCTGCAAAATTTATTTGATTTATAAGAACTCTATTTGACTTATCAGGATCTACACAGATATTATAAAAATATTGTATATACTCATCAATAAAGGACTTATTATTAACTACGGTTGAATCGATAAGAATATTATTGAAATTCTTATCCATAAATGATTCATAATCCTCCGTAGAAACTAACCTTAACTGCGAGTTAAATATTCTAGGAGCGTTTTCCTTTATTTGTTCTACAGTCTCTTCATCAACTACTGGTGAAGAATTATTAGAATTATTAAATGTAAGTAAAGAGCTGTTTGTAGATGTAATAAATGTTGTTGAATCTTTATTTGTGTAAGTATCATTAAAAATCTTTCTTTGCCGTGAACTATCATAAACAAAAAGCTTATTACCATTGATAGCATTTTTGCTTATTATTCCTTTTTGATTATCAGATAAGATGTAGTTTATAGAAACAATATCTCCTTGAGCTAGAATTTTACCAGATGATCCATCACCAAACTTAATTACAAAGTGACCATTTTCGTTAAGTCGTTTTTCAAATACCCTTTCATTTTTATCTGCTATATAAAGATTATCTACTTCTTTATATTCATAATACTCATTAGAATTAACTTCTTTAACATAGACGCTTAGTGTGTTATCAGCAATGAATCTATCATCATTACTATCAAGTATATTATCTATTACTACATTTAAGGTTTCAAATTCACTACCTTGTGCAGTATAGTCCGGATATTCCCCTACAGTTCCTTGATATAAAATAACGCTCTCATCTAAAACACTAAGCTTTTGTTCTTTAGCCTCTGATATGGTAAAGCTATAATCTTCATTAGTTGTATATTGAATATTATCGACTAAAAAATATGAATACTTCTTTATAGTATAGTTACCAGTTGCTAGACCAGCTGCAGCAGTCGCGTTAATAGGTGCTAAAGATGTCTGCTTACCTGTTGGTTTATAGCCAATTGTCTTGACTATTTTATTCATATTTTCATATAACGTAGCTTGATCAAAAGTAACTTCTGAAGCAGTATTGTTTAAGTAAAATAGCAATATATGGTATGAATAAGCTACAATATCTATAATAGCAGCAAGATTACTACCTTCAAAATTTTGATCGGTAAATTTTTCATTTTCGTTTAATCTTTGAACTATAAAATCTTTTAAGCTTACAGCATCAAAAGCAGTATAAGCATTTGTTGGTAAATTAAAATCTAGGAAATCGTTATTTTTATCTGCCATAATTTATATAAAGTTATAACCACTACTATTTAATACTGATCTAAGCGAAAGACCGTATATATTAAGTGATGGTACGTTAATTTGTAGTTGAATGTTGTATTGTTGCTCATCTTCTAAAGCCTGAACTTCTACTCTTTGAAGCTGTATTCTCGGCTCTAAATTTGGTAAGGAATCTTGAATAGTTTCTTGAATATCTTCTTCTGTAAATGTAGAAACAGGCTCAAAAAGATATCTTCTTAAATCTATACCAAAAAGCGGATTTAGTATTTTTTGTCCTGGTGAAGTAAGAAAAGCACTAGCTATACTGTTTTTTATAGCCTCTATATCATATAACCCCGCGACATCCTTTAATTCCTCTTTTCTATTGAGTTGCGCGTTAAAAGTATAAGAATTATTAATATCTAAAAGTAGGTCTTTAAAGAGATAGTTCTGTTTAATAGCATTATCTTCAGCCTTACCTACTGATACGGTATCTATCTTTATTAGAGCCATGTATATATTTAATGGCTACTTCTTTTTCCACTGCTGCCTCTTAGGACCTCTTTTATTATATTTTTTACCTTTAATTTTTTTACATGCAGCGTGAGTCGGTCTAC